CGCCCAAACTATCTGTCAAGCCCTTGTAGTCCTCGTTACCCTGAACAACCGCTATGAAGTGTTGCTTGAGTGCTTCTGTGGCGAACTTGGTTACCCCGGCAAGTTTCTTTGCCTTGGTAAGCCAAGCATCAGCCTGCTTACGGCGATCCTCTTCTTTTTTGGATTTATTGATTTCCGCCTGCTCAAGTGCTTTTGTCTTGCCCTCTATAAGTCCCTGTAGGACCAGCCAGTCCTCGCCAATGTCAATCTTGCCCTGCATAACCTGAACGTAGATGTCGGCACCCGAGGACACCAGTTCCATGTACCTCTGGTGGCCCAGCGATTCGTAGACCAACTGATTGACAACTTGACGGGCTGCCTCAGCGTGTGCGGTGCTCATGGCTACAAAGGCCAATACCCCTGTACGACCACCCTCCTTGAGAGTTGCGGCAGCAGCATCCCATGATGTGATGAGATCCTCATTACCAGTGAGGATTCTTCCTTGTTCGTCAACAATATAGCCCATCCACCTAGCCGTTTCTTGCAAAGTCTCTTCGTACTCACTGTTTACCTCTATTAGAGCCTCCATACTTTTGCTGCTAATTTCTGTAAGGCCGTTTTTGCCTCCTAGTAGCCGCATGAACTCAATGAATTTATTACGAGAGACATCATCCCCGACTTTGAGCAGGTCAATAAGGACATCCCTTGTGAGGCCAACTTTGACCGCTAGGTCATTGAGGTCATCTAACTGGTTCTTGTCATTGAACCGGCTTGCATTGTCAATCCAGTTGGAGATGGCCGCACCAGCATCCTCCACAAGTTTGTTCTGCTCAAAAAGTTCACGGTTGAGGTTCTTCACAGACTCAGCAGTCTCGTTTTGCTCACCCCCAAACAACTTCACCAGCCGAGTTACGCCCTCAAAAGCCGCATAAGCAAGCAGCAGTGGCATGACTGTGCTCATCGCTGCTCGTAGCATGACGGTTGCCCGTGTAAGCAGCCCTGTTTGAATTGCTGCTGCTGTGGCCGAGTTGCCGTAGAGGGTTATTAGCGCCCGGTTAGTGATTAGTTCTTTCTTCTGTAGGTACAGTGTTTTGAGGTTCAGCGCCATTGCAGCGCCGTACTGCTTTACCATGGTGAGTATCTTCAGAGTGATGAGCGCCTTGATAAGCGGTGACAACACCCTGAGGATCTTGGTCATATTTTGCAAGAGTGCTGCAAGCCCTCGCATGGCTAGGGAGAGTACCCCAACCGAGAAAACAACCTTGGCTATTGCAGCAAATTCTTTGGCCACATTGATAACGGCACTGGCCAGTTTGGCGGCACTCTTGGCCATGCCAATGAAAAGTTCCCTGCCTCCACCCTCTCTCACAAAGTCAACAAAGGATTGCATGGTCTTGGAGACAGACTTCCCAATGTCCTGCATGAAGTAGTTGAATGTTGTGCCCTCCTCCACGGCGGCGCTGACCCATTTGACGAGTGGGTCAAGGCCATTATTGACAAAGGTTTTCATAATCGGGTATAGGGTCTTGCCGATTGCCTTACTGATGTCGTCGTATACACGAACCAGTGAACCGAGTTTCTTGAGCGGCATGGTCAACGACTTCTGATACGCTCCCTCAATCTTCTTGCCCTCTTTGAGTACAGCGTTTAGAACCGCTTGTGTGCGTTCGGCAGAAGTCAGAGAAGAAGCGGCCTTGTTTATGGAGGCTGCGTAATCGTCAATCGCCTGTCCGGCCATAACCTGAAGTCCAGCATTACGCAAGATCAAAGAGTTCTGGCGGGCAATGCCGTAGATCAACTTGTCCAACGTGGCCGACGAGTTGCTGTTGGACATGACGGCTGCATCCTGAGCCACCTGTGCCAACTTAGTGGATTTCGTCAAGTCCATCTCATACCGGATGAACTCTTGAAGGGTGTTCTGGGCAACCCCTATCTCAATGCCCTTTTTGCGGATTTTATCCGTGAAGCCTTCCATCTCTTTGGATGTATAACCCAGACGCTGGCCCAGCATAGTGAGTACAGCGGACATCTGGGCTACACGAGCATGGCCCCAGACGGCTGCCTTGCCAAGTGACTTCAATGACCCAGCCGTTTTCATTATCTGACGGCTGAGACTGAAGCCAATGGCTACAGCAAGTGTGCCTTTGGCAAATTTGGCCAACTTGTTCAGTGCCGACTGCGTTTGAGCCGACTGCTTTTGGACCGTGTTGGCTAGTTTGTTGAAGGACTGAGCAGCCCGTTGAGTTTCACGAACCCAGACTTTGGCATCAGCAGTTATCTGAGCGTGGAGGTCTAGCCCTGATGGCATTTCACGCTCCTGCTCCTATCTGCTCTTGGCTCTTGCCCTTGCCTTCTTCGACTCTTGCTCTCGTTCCCAAGAAACGATCTTGTCGTATCCGGCCCATGCCACCAGTTCATCTGCATGAAGCGGTCGATGACTTGGACTGCCAAAGAGGAGTTCGTCTACCGTCCTACCGAACCTTTCTGCTAGCACAAAGAAGTATCGGTATTCCGGGTCGCTCAGGACGCTTTTCCCGCCTCATCCACCGCCTCTGACGACAACCCTGACAGGGCCATCGACTTCTGGGCGACAAACTCAACGGCTGCGGCTGACTTGTTCTGAAGTGAGGCAACATCCTCTGCACTGAAAACCGGTTCGCCACTTTCGGGGTCGAACACAGTTGCGATCAGAATGCGGGGGTACAACTCGTCAAAGTTCATGTTGCCGTCATCATCAGCAGCCGAGCCAAGCATTTTGCTCCGTTCGGCTGCCGTCATGGTGCGGAGTTCCAAATCCACATCCCACTGGGGGACATGAATCTCCTCCTTACCAATGTCATCTGCTGCGAAAATACGATCCCGTAGGGACACTTTGGTCACTCTCCTCTTGTTAGGCAATCACTTAAGATCGGGTTACGTTACCGGTGACCTGAAAGTCAGCCGAGAATGAAACCTTATCAGCGACCGGACTGGACATCTCGTATGACGTACAGAAAGCCTCTGCTGAGTATGTAGTTGTGCCACCGTCAGGAGAGTAGGAGACTGTACCCGCCGCACCACCGACAATTCCGCTGAGAACAACGTCGTTGCCTGTAGTTGAGGTTACGTCCCACGCACCCGAAATGGACAGTGAGGAATCTTTCAGTCCAGCGATGAAGCCCTTGCTGTTATCCCCTAGTGAGGTGATTTCAGCCGGTTCCCCGTTCTGAGTGAAAGACACATTGTCCACGCCAGTGATTGCTCGGGCTGTAGTACCCGAATCATCCACACTGAATGTGGAGTCTGAACCATGCTTGAAGGCCATTGTCGCTCCTTATGCTTGAGTGGCCGATATACGTCCGACTGAAATAATCGGCGTAATGGTGCCGCTGCTATATCCACTAGCAGCGGAGAACTGGAATCGTAGGTACTGGTTTAGTGTGCCTGTTACGGCCCCGTTGATGCCACTGGAAAGTGCACCAGCAGACGGCGTTGCCAGTGTGACCAGATCGGACCATGAAGATCCGTTAGTGCTGTGCTGCACCTTGATCGCCTGTGCGGCATCTGATGTGTTGGCAACGATATGCCAAGCGATCAGATAGCCAGTCGTGCTGGCTGCACCGCTGTCTACGGTGGTGCCGTCCACAGTGGCTCCAGCAGCAGGGGTAACCGCTGACCCAGTAGTCAGGCTCTCTGCTGCCCATGACGACGCATAGACAAGGCTTGAATCACTACCAGCGTGACCGGTATCCCACGATGTGCTGGCACTGACTATATCTGCCACCGGGCTAGTGATGTCATATGAGGTCATGCGGGCATACATCCCCTTGACCCAAGAGCCTGCTGCCATGGTGTACGGCACCACGGTTAGCACCGACGGATTGGCGGTAGAGATAAGACCCTGTAGGAACTGGTCGAACGTCTTGGTCGTCCCGGTGGGGTCAAGGTCTGTACTGGCCTCGTACATGCCGTCAAGGGAAAGAGACCCACCGGTCAAGCCCTTGATGTATGTCTTGGTGCTGTTGGTAAATGTGGTTGTCTCGGTTGGCTCACCGTTCTGTGTAACGGTGGCGGTGTTCAGATTGGACGAGAGGTCGTAACTATCGCAGAAAACCTTGGTGTCTTTACCGTGCTTGAAAGCCATTAGTTAGTTACCTCCTCGATGATTCCCTGTGCCAGCCATGGCTTGACTGTGCTGCGGGGGATGTCCTGTGCCATCTCCCCCGGCAGCACCTCCACTGTTCCTGTATCAGTGGGGTACTCAATCCGCACATTCGCCTTGTAAGTCTTGGAAGGCTTACGGGCAGGGGCCGATGCCGCTACCCTCTTGGGTGCTGCTGCTCTTGGTGCTGTTACCTGATCGTCTGCCACTTGGACTCCTGTGAGTAGGCGTGTCCCGTTAGCAGCGACCAAGGTGCACTAAGGCTCACGATGTCGAAAACCAACGGGGACACTAGGGTCACGGATTTATACGGTTTGAGTTAAGACTAGCCGGAATCCTCTTCTGACTGGTACTCACCTTTTCTGTTCATGGCCTTACACCGAACGCACTTGATCTGCCACGGCTGTGTGACATGCTCTGCAAGCAACTTGTCACATCTCCAGCATCGAACCGTGT